ATCATAATACCTTCATAACCGCCTGCTACCGCTTGAGTATTGATCATTTTAAATCGCTCTTGTCCCTTAATGGTGTCAAGGTCAACAAGTTCGTTGGCAACATAAGTTACATTAGGTATCAAGTGCTGATTTTGTTCTACCCAAAACTTAACCATCTCACTGCGAGTCTTTTGGTCTTTGTTGTAGATACCTTTTTCAAAGTCTGCCAATGGCAACACATCAAACAAGTTTAGAACAGCATCTCCCGCTTGTACATTGTCCTTACGATGTACTTGTTTCATCAAGTCTTGAAAACTAGATGACATAATTTCACCGTCTAGGACAACATCCATACTCTTGCTGGAACCTTTTTGTTTAATTACTGAACTAATCTGTTCTACAATATGTGGAAAATTGTTAAGCTCTTTGCCGTTACGACTAAACATATCAACACGGCCGTCGGCACGGACAACTGTAATAACTCGTACTCCATCAAGTTTGACTTCAATAAGTTTCTTCCCAGATACTTTATTCTCGTGATTAGCGGAGTCATGAGCAAGCTGGCACCCAAACACAGGAATGCTATAGTCAGCATATTTCTTTTCCACTACTTTGTTAACGGTCTTTTCGCTTACACCACATCGTAAGTCTTTAATAAGGATACGACGATACCAGCCATTCCACTCTGCCTTAGTGGCACTTTTCATCATGGATGCAATGATATCTCTGGCAGTATTACCGGTAACGTTGCGACTAACGAAGCCAGTAAGAGTGAGAGTAAAACTATCCCAAGGCAAACCAGTACCATCTTCATCTGTTTTCTCCGGTATTTGTTTAAGTCCAAAAGTAATCATAGGATCTAGTGCAAGGCGGCATCCTTCGAAGAACTCAGAATTGCCTGCTTCGGCTTGGGCTAGAATAATAGCTTCTTTGTTCAAACGACTAGGATGATCTTCTAAAGAACTAATAACTGAATAGCAAGGATCGCTCATTTTGACTCCACTGATTAACTGTACAAGTGTATATTATACAGAGTAATTATCAGTAAGTCAAGTGTGTTGATGTCTTAAATGGCTTGCCTAAATAGGCATTTTCTAATTGGCGCATAATTAAATTTTTCATTCTGCGTATAATTGGATGATTGTGATTCCAATCAAATGCTTTTAAATAGTCGCACCATGTAGCAGTTTTATGTTTTCGACAATGATTGGAATCTAAATACTTGCCAATTTGGCTAGGATCATAGCCAAACCGATCAATTAACTCGCAGGCTATATTGAATGCATGTGCACCCATTTCGTCTCTATCGCCGTAATATTCTTGTTTTTTACGATCTTTAGTTAGTTCTGCTGTACTTTGGTAACCAGGCAATGGTTTAAAATTTCTAGCACGAAATTGGCGCATATGAACCATTTCATGCAATACAACATCTGCAAATCTAATAGCCATTCGTTTAAATCGATAGTCGGTTAGTTTTAATTTCTTATCGTCTGGATTGTAATTAAAGTTTACTTCGATAGCAGGTTTACACTTTTTATCTAAATTACTGTAGTAAACTCCGCCTAAGAATACAAATCCTTTAGTTGTTGGTGCATAGAAACACTTTTTAAGTTTAATAGGCAGATATGCTTTAATGTGTTTATTGATGCGTTTTTGTATTTGTCCAGGAGACAAGTCTTTTCCTACGATTTCGCCAGCGAGCGAATAGAACATAGAGTACAGGTTACTGCGAGTAAGTTCGGACCAGTCAAATGGTAGTTGGGCCATAGTACACTCCTAGACATAGCTATTTATAGTATACTACGGTCAACCATTATATACGCACTTTATGGGCGTTTTGTTAAGTTCTGCGGGTAACTATTTCGTCAACCAACCCAAAATCTACAGCTTCTTGGGCACTCATAAAGTTATCCCGTTCCATAGCTGAGTAGAACTCTTCAAATGTTTTGCCCTTGCTATTATGGTCAACATAAATTTGGGTCAAACTCTGCTTCATCTTTAGGATCTCTTTTACTTGGATTTCCATGTCTGTAGCTTGTCCTCCAGCACCACCGCTAGGTTGATGAATCATGTGACGAGCATTAGGTAGAATCTTGCGTTTGCCAGGAGCGCCAGCAGTGGCGAGTAAACTACCCATTGAGCAAGCCTGTCCCATAACGATGGTCGATACATCTGGTTTTATGAACTGAATTGTATCGTAAATTGCCATGCCAGCGGTAACAACACCGCCAGGGCTATTAATGAAAAAGTTAATATCCTCATTACCTTGACTTTCTAAGAATAACAATTGAGCTACAATCAAACTTGCCGAATGTTCATTAACATCCGTATCTAACATAACGATACGATCTTTTAGCAAACGACTATAAATGTCATAACTGCGTTCTCCTCGAGCTTCTTGCTCAATTACCATTGGTACTAAATTAGGCATTGTTTTCCTTTGTAATAAATGGTTCTAAGTTGGGAGGAATCCACCCAATTGGTTTTAATACTTTGCCGTCCTCGCGCTTGCGCACAAGTCCAGTCTCTTTGTCAATCTTGGCAAAGTTAGTTGACATTACTTCTCGCCAGGCACCTTCTGCATCAAACCCTGCGCTATGGATAGCACCAATTGTAACAACCAAAATGTCAATTAAGGCATCTAACATTTCTACACGGTCATCTTCATTATTGGCTGTAAACAATTCATTGTATTCTTCTTTGATGAGATTTAGATACAGCGAAAATTGTTCATTGTTGAAAGTATCAACAGTTTGGCCACAAGCCTTCATAAACTTTTCTTGATCACGAAACGGATTCATTGTATCTCCATTGTTAAATTAAATTCTTCATCATGTTGGCTAAGATAGTAACTAGCCAACTTAAACATTGTACGGGCATGTTCGATATCTACAGGAACAATAATGCGTTCGCCTTCTCGTAGTTGGCGCAATTCTTCTGCGTCCTGTATAGCTTGACGCTCCATGGCTTCGTAATCTCGAGCCATTTCCATTAATTCAATTTCGTTATACAGCATTTGATGTATCGTATGTTTTAGCAAAGATATCTTTCTTTACTACACCATAATCTCCAGGACCATGGCGCACAATATAGTCCTCACCTGACTTGTAATTCAAATCTCCCCATGAAGCATGTACTACGCCATCGTGATCAGCCAACTTAGCATGTTTATGAATCTTCTTAGGAGTAGCAGTACCGTCACTGTTATCATCATAGTATTCAGCAAACTTTTTTGGATCTACTGGATACTGCTCGCCTTTTGGACCTGTGATGATTTTATGTCCGGCTTGGTAGTCAACTGGACCTTCGAGTGTATCCACCGTTCCGGAATCTATAGCAGTCGTATAATGGATAGGAGTAGGATGTTTGTAAGTTTCAAACGAACCTGTCTTGAACCAATTATCTGTGATGCCTTCGGCTGTTTCTACAATTTTAATAAATTCTTTAATCATACTAGTTTTGAATAGTTGTTTGTCCAATTACAGCACCGGGCTTTTGTAGTGCAACTTCTCGACGAGCTTTATATTCAGCGTTGTCTACATCCATTAATTTAAGTTCACTAGTTTGTCCGGTATCTGGTACTACTACACCGACTACTTTACTTTGTGACTGTTTACTAGATGGTATGGTTTCTTCTTTAGGATCTGAATTATCTAGTTCTTTAAACGCATTATTGGCACGTTCTTCAGTGGTTAGTTCTCTCGGAGGTTGTGCTTTTACTTCTTTCTTAGCAAGAGATTTTTGACCTTTGAAAATATTAGCTTCTCCTACTGGCAATGCAATTAAAACATAGGTACGATATCGATTACCTTCAGATATATGTTTAAGCTCTTTAACCTCGACCCCAGTTAAATCAATCTCTTTACATTTTGTCTGCATAGCTAACTCAGTAAAACTTTGATTACCGGACTCTGTTTCTCGATTATAAATCTTTGTACTTTGATTTGCAGTGCCGCCAGCCGCCATACAAATTTTACCAAATGCGATAGATTTAGCTTTATGGTCGGCCATAGCCCAATCGCTGCTGACAGCGGTTCCATTTTCATAAACGGCATTTTCACTTGTTGGCAAATGATTCATCCATTCGGGCGCCTGTGATATAGTTCTTTCTACAAGAGCATTAGCTTTTTGTGTTTGCTCTAGTTGAATTCGTCTTGCATACTCGTCAGGGGTAATAGTGACTACCTTTTCCGGTGGAGAAGTGGTAACTGTGCTACAACCTGTCAACATGGCTAAAACTAGGTATGCACTAGAAATTCCTAGCCACATATAATTTTTTACTGGGTAATTGTTCATTTTGCTAACTCCTGACTCTGTGTTTTAACTGTGTCTACGCCTTTATCTAACATCCTAGCGATACCGCTGAATCCAACGGTAGCTAGGATCAATCCAAAGATTGTGCCTGCTATAAATGCCTTCATATAAACTCCGTGTGTGTTAAGATGTAATTAGTATAATTGAAATCTGATGTTATGTCAACATAGGATCTTGCCAATCAACTATCATGATATCTACATTCTATATTGGATTCACTACGAAACTTGCCACCAATATCTAAAAGTAGATTCTTTCTAGCTCGTTCTCGAGCGTAATAACAGAGACTTTCTTGTTGTTCGAGACCAATTTCATGTTCGGTCAAATGGTGTGTTTCGCCGTCGACATCTAGATCAAATTCTACAGTGCATAGATTTCTAGGACCGGATTTTTCTTTAATCTTAATCAAATTTCGTATTTCACTGACAGTGTGTTCAGTGACTAATTTACTAGAAGTTGCTACATCACATCCGTCAGGTTTGGCCGGAACTTCGACTGGTACTTCTTTGATTTGTACTATTACTTGCGGTGGTGCTTGGTCGCAGGCTGCAAGTAATAGAACTGTTAATATCGATAGGTATTTCATCTCTAATCTCGTGTAGATACGATATTAGTATTATATGTTCATTACTGATATTTGTCATCCAATTCGACACTCGAAAGTCCAGCAATGGTTTGGAACTTTTCCCAAGCCAATTTAGCGGCAGGATTCTTTTCCAATTCACTATTTGGCAATACTGCTTCTAGCCAAATTTCTGGACGGCGACTTGGGTGAGCGCCGAACTGACGAGGCTGATGTAGTTTGCCAGTTTCCAAAAGTTCAATGCTGACACTACGAAAACGGTCTTCGTCTTCAGGCGGATAGTTACGCCATTCTGGATTACTTAATCCGTAAGGCTCTCGATAGCCGTCCCATATACTCTGCCATTGCTCGTCAATTCTCGGATCAAAATCTGTTCGAGCAATAATAATGAGAACATCGTCGATATCTACAATTCCGTCAACGATATCCTTTACGCAACGGCTATAACTAAGACCAATTTTCATTTGTTTTGTTTCTTGCTGTATTTGGCTGCAAATGTAAATCTGTAGGCATTTGATTCGCAAGTCTGAACTCTTGCGGCATGTAAAATACTAGAATCAAATACCAAAACTCTCCCTGATACAAAAGGACTAGTATATCCAATTTCTCCATTGCCATCTAAGAAAATTGTTTCACCACCCCAGTCCATCATCCAAAACGGATTCATATAATACAATAAAGTCATGTATCCTTCTTCTGACATATCATCGTGCAGCCGATGAGCATCTGAAGGTATACCTAAATTTATATAGGCTCGTTCCATAATCCTGTCTTTTAACAAATTAGTTAAAGGATGATTGTTTGATAATAATTCAAAAAAGCCAAACTTTTTTAACAGTACATTATCAAGTTCAGACATAAATTTTTGTTCCCAACCAGGATTACCCGGAAGATCGTTATTGGCGAGATAGTAAGGAAAAGTCCTACCTGTATTGTACATGTGGATCTGTTGTTCTTTATCAAACACATTATCAAATACAGTAATATCTAGTCCGTTAATCATCGACCAACCTGAGTTCTAGTTATTGTAGGGCCGGCGCTTTCAAAGTCCATTCCGGCACTACGCCCTTCATAGCATCGACCATTCCATAACATGCCAATTTTAACGCTTTTGTTAACGATCACAGTGAGTGATTCTTTCTCTACAAAATCATGAACAACTGC